TCCTGCAAAACAACGCACAGGTTTTCAAGCCAGTGACACAACATTTGGGTATTAAGTATGGCAGAAGAAATGTTTGAAACAGATGAAGTCGTAGCAGCAGAGGACAGCAACGACAGTATTTTTGAACAAAAAGAAAGTGTGGTTACTTTTGTAGAGGATAGATACAAGAGGGCTGAAGATCATAGATATGCAGATGAGCAAAGATGGCTTAGAGCATATCGTAACTATCGTGGCATCTATAGTTCAGATGTACAGTTTACAGATACAGAAAAGTCTCGTGTGTTTGTAAAAGTAACTAAGACAAAAACATTAGCAGCATATGGTCAAATAGTAGATGTACTGTTTGGTAATAATAAGTTTCCTCTATCTGTAAATCCATCTGTACTTCCTGATGGTGTTGCTGAAAATGTTCACATTAATATAGACCCTAAAGCAGAGCAAGCAGGAGATGCTTTAAATCCTGTAACAGAAGCTTCTATACCTAAACCATATCTTATTGATGGTGATACTTCACTGCAGCCGGGTGAAACTCTTATGGACTTGGAGAACAGGCTTGCAGGACTTTCAAGTAAATTAGAGCCTGTTAGTGAAAAGATTATAGAGGGTGCAGGTACTACTGCAACTAGTGTAACATTTCATCCTGCTATGGTTGCAGCCAAAAAGATGGAAAAGAAAATACACGATCAGCTACAAGAAAGTGGCGCATCTACACACCTAAGAAGCATGGCATTTGAAATGGCATTGTTAGGTACTGGTGTTATGAAAGGTCCATTTGCTGTAGACAAAGAGTATCCTAACTGGGGTGAAGATGGAGATTATGATCCTTTAGTTAAAACTGTACCTGAGTGTAGTCATGTAAGTGCATGGGATTTTTATCCTGACCCTGAAGCAAAGTCTATGGATGATGCTGAGTATACTGTGCAAAGACACAAGATGTCACGCACACAGCTTCGTGCATTGAAAACACGTCCATACTTTATGGATGACTCAGTACAGAATGCTATAGATAAAGGACCAGACTATGTTCAGAAGTACTGGGAAATGTCTATGGAAGACGATGAGACACAACCTAGTTCAGAGCGTTGGGAAGTATTAGAGTTTTGGGGTTTTGTAGATACTAAGATATTAGAAGATCATGGTGTAAAGATACCTAGTGAACTTAGTAACTTAGATGAACTAAACTGTAACGTATGGATATGTAATGGTGAAGTACTACGGTTTGTATTAAATCCATTCAAGCCTACACGTATTCCATACTATGCTGTTCCATACGAGCATAACCCATACTCCTTCTTTGGCGTTGGTATTGCTGAAAATATGGATGATACTCAGACATTGATGAATGGCTTCATGAGAATGGCTATTGACAATGCTGCACTATCTGGTAATCTTATTATAGAAGTCGATGAGACTAACCTTGTACCTGGCCAAGACCTCTCAGTGTATCCCGGAAAAGTTTTTAGGAGACAAGGTGGTGCGCCAGGACAAGGAATTTTTGGAACTAAGTTTCCAAATGTAGCCTCAGAAAACATGCAACTATTTGATAAAGCGAGGACTTTAGCTGATGAGTCAACGGGATTCCCATCATTCGCACACGGACAAACAGGTGTTCAAGGTGTTGGTAGGACTGCTTCTGGTATTAGTATGCTTATGTCTGCTGCCAACGGAAGTATCCGAACTGTTGTTAAGAACGTAGATGACTATCTAATTAGACCTATGGGCAAAGCATTCTTTGCATTCAATATGCAGTTTGACTTTGACGATGATATTCGTGGAGACTTAGAAGTACATGCATCTGGTACAGAAAGCTTAATGGCTAATGAAGTACGTAGCCAACGCTTGATGCAGTTCTTACAGGTTGCACAAAATCCAGTACTTGCACCTTTTGCAAAAATGGATTATATTATACGTGAGATTGCTAAGAGTATGGACCTTGATCCAGATAAGGTTACTAACTCTATGGCAGACGCAGCTATACAAGCTGAGATACTAAAAGGATTTCAAGCACCTGCACCAACGCCAGAACAAGGTGTAGCTAATCCTGAAAGTCCTGCAGGTCAAGGTCCACAAGGTGTAGCTGACACAACAGGAGGTGGAGGATCACAAATAGGTACAGGTACAGCACCTTTACCAGATGAACAAGGATTCACAGGAAATGCACCTCAAGCAGCTAGTTAATGATAAAGAAGCTTACTCACAATTTATTCAACACATAGACGATTTAATATACCTAAGACAACGTACAATGGAAACAGCTAATGATGCTGTGATAGTGTATAGGCAACAAGGTGCAATAGACGTACTAAGGAAGTTGAAGTTACTGAAGGAGACAGTAAACGGTGGATGAAAAGAGTCAGGGGTTGTTGGAGTTTCTAAACAAGTTCAATCCATTAACAGCAGAGTATCGTAAAAAAGAACCACTTAGTATAAAAGCTATTAAGGGTGCTACTGCTTTAACACCTCTTGACTCCGTTGTTGAAATAAGTAAAGAACTAAAGAAAGAAGAACCAGACTACAAAAAGATTGGATTGCTGACAGCTATGGAGGCAGCAGGTGCAGTAGCACCAGTGGCTAAACCTGCAATGACAGCAATAAAGGCAGGTAAAAAAGGCAAGACAGTAAAGGCATATAAGTTATTTGTAAAAGGCGAAGATGGTAAGTTATATCCTTTGTTTGTCGATGCGGATACAGAAGTACCCATAGGCAAGACTTTAAAAGCTACGTTTCCTGAATATCGTTTTCAGGCAAAGAACGGTAACTTTTATGTACCATCACGTGGCCCTAAGAAAGCCAAAGGTACAGGTGACATGATAGAAATACCTGACCAAGAAACTCGTGATATGTTAATTGAAGCAGGGTTTTTACCTAAAGGATCAAAAGCTAAATCAATTCGAGCAGTTGCGGCTAGACCAGGATGGCATGCAGGAGATACTCCTACTGCAAAACATATTGGTCCAGAGGTAACATTAGATGGTAAGAAGTATAAGATAAGAGGTGACAATCAGGTATGGGCTGAAGTAGAAATGCCTGATGATGTGGATTGGCAAGCTATTGCAAACAGTAGAGCCGTTATGAAAAAAGACGGTACACCTAATGTAAAAACTGCACACATCACAGATGAGTTACCTTTCGGTGGACATTACCGATACAAGACCAATGCAAACATGGAAGGTGAATGGCTCATCAGTGGAGATATGAAAGTCATTCGTGAATTAGATAAAGATGAAGTAAAGCAGATAAATAAAGCAGCAGGTCGAGAAGACCTACCAACACTAGAAGAACTAAAAGAAAGATTAGGTTTCGCCTCTGGCGGCATAGTAGGAGAGAATATGTATAAAGGTATGGATGACTATTTAATGTCAGAGATGGCGAATGACGGTGAGCAAGGGGTTGATCTCAATGCTACTAATATGGCTAGGGGTGGAGTCATGGGTGAAGCCGAACAAATGGAAATGAATTTTGGTGTACCTGATAATACTATAGGTCAAGACCCAGTGTCAGGTAATCCTATACCAATAGGTGCAACAGCAGAAAATGTACGAGATGATATACCTGCTAATCTTAGTGAGGGTGAAATAGTTGTACCTGCTGATGTGGTAAACTACTGGGGTGTAAAACTGTTTGAAGACCTCAGAGCGCAAGCTAAGTTAGGCTATAATCAAATGGCACAAGATGGACGTATTGGTGGAGAGCCTATGGACATGGTAGACAGTGAGCCTATGCCTAACGTTCCTTTTAGCATTGATGATTTGGAAGTTGTAGATGCACCAGAGGAAGCATTCTTTGGTGGTTTGTTTGGAGGCAATGACACTAGAAAGAAAAGCTCTGCGCCAAAAAGAGATAGGTCTATGAGTGCTGTTGTAAGCAGAGCGCAAGCAAATAAAAACAAGCCAAAGAATAGGGCTGAAGCAATAAGAAACTTTTTTAATGACTTGTTTCGTGATGATGATGATAACAAACCAAGTAAGCCAGTAACTGTAAGAAGAGATAATAACAAAAGTTCTACAATAGACTTTGGCTTTAGAGGCAATCCTATGGAACGTGCTTCACGTAAGTATGGATCACCTTCAACAGAAACAAAGAATGAATCACCTAGACGTGGCACTGCTGCACCTTCAGCTACTAAGGGGGCAGGAAAAGTAACACAGGCATACACAGGTATGGGTGACGGTGACGGTCAAACCTTTGCTGAGAAACTAAACTTTCCAGGTTTTAATGTAGGTGGCTTTAGTATAGCACAAGAAGGACAGAAAGGTGGGTTTGGACAAGAGATAGGTCTTGATAATATGGGTGACCCCAATGGTCAAATGGAAGCACGTACATATCAAAACGATGCAGGACATGAGATTATTATAATGTTTGTAAATGGGGAACCAATAACTCCAATCCCAGAAGGATATTATCCAACAGGTGATGTTGCACCAGTAAATGCTGTAAGTTCTACACCAGTAAGTGATTCTATAGTAATGCCACAGCAATCGTCAGGTGGAGGAGGCGGTAGTGCGCCTATGCCACAACCACAGGCAGTAGACTATAAGAGCCTTTCTATAGATGAGTTAACAGATATGGTACAGTCTTCACAAAGTATGAAGGGTGACTTGATTGCAGGTGGTTTAGGTATAATTAATCCTATCATAGGCGGTGTAGTTAAGTACGCTATGTACGATCAAGCAAGAAAAACTAAAGAAGAGATTGCTCGTAGATTAGCAGAGAACGATGGTTCTATGTCAGCATCTGAAGTTGAAACACTTCAAGCATTACTAGATATAGCAGAGAAAGATAAACCAAGTCTGCTACAAAGACTATTTGGTAATGATGAAGAAGCTAAAGCAAAAGTTACTATGGGTGAAACAGAAGAGATCGTAATGGGTCTAGATGATGATGGCTCTGTACAGACAGGAGTAGGTGAGCAACCAGAAGTTACAGCAACAGAACTAGACACAGGTAAGCCATACTCACCCGGAAATAAAGCAGATGAAGCTATGACTACAGAAGAACTTACCAATATGGTTAAGACTGCTATAGATACTTCTACTGATCCATACGTAGGTAAGCCTACTACATCTGAACCATACTCACCAACATTCAGTGATGAGATAGTAGAGGAAGCTAAGAAAGCATCTAGAGAAGCTTCTGACGCAGTATTCGAGCCTTCAGACTTTTCACCTGCACAGCAAATACAAAGACAAAGAGAAGATACAAAAGCAGCAGGTAAGAAAGCTAGAGAAAGTTTTGAAGCATACAAGAATGATCCTGCCAACTCTAAAACTATTGCTAGGAATGCAGAAGCAATACAAAGAACAGATAACGTTATTAGAGATATGGAAAGAGGTATACAACGAGGCTTCGATGAAGGTGGCTTAGTAGATAAGCCTAAAGTTAAAAAAGTAGTAAAGGGCTTGAAGAAAGCATCAAAGTCACATGCTAAACAAGCAGCTACATTAGAAGATGCATTAAAAGCTAGTAAGAAAAAGAAATCCAAATAACTATAAGGCCACTCAGCTACGGCTGACCCCAACATAAAAGGAGAATAAATATGGCTGAAGGTGGAACTATGCTTCATGAGAAGCAAAACATAAAGTCCGTTTACATGAACTCTGCGTCACATGCACGTAATGATGCACGTATAAAGCAGGATGAAGAAGAACTACAAGAACTGATGAAGCAAGCACGTGCTGCTAAAGGTATTACAGATGAAGAAGAAGAAACCACTGAAGCTGAACCCAGTAGCGAAGAGCCTGAAGCTGAACCAGTACAGGCAGAGAGTGATACCAAACAAGAAGAGAAACCAGAAGCCAAAGCACAAGAAGATGAGGCTGAGTTAAATCCTGAAGAAAAGAACTTCAAGAAACGTTATGGTGATCTTCGTAGACATCAACAAAAGAAAGAAGAAGAGTTCAATGCTAAGATAGCAGCACTAGAAGCACAGCTAACTAAAGCTGCAAAGCAAGAACTTGTACTCCCAAAAACAGATGAAGAACTTGAAGCTTGGTCTAAAGAGTATCCTGATGTTGCAGGTATCATTGAAAGTATTGCTGATAAAAAAGCTAAGTCTTCAGCAGCAGAACTAGAAAAGCGAATGGCTGAGTTTGAAGAACTTAGGATAAATGCTCAGAAAGAAAAAGCAGAAGCAGAACTTGTAAAGATTCACCCTGACTTTATGGAGATACGTGCAGACGATACTTTTCATACATGGGCAGAAGCACAACCTAAATGGGTACAGGATGCTTTATACGAAAACATGGACGATGCAAAATCTGTAGCACGTGTAATTGACTTGTATAAAGTAGACAAGGGTATGACAAAGAAAGCTGCAAAGAGCGAAGACAAAGCAGCAGCAGCATCAGTAAAGACAAAAGGTGCTACACCAGAAGCAGACGATAGTAAGAAGATGATACGTGAGTCTGAGGTAGCCAACATGTCAATAAGAGAATATGAGAAGAGGGCTGATGAAATTATGGAAGCCCAACGCTCTGGAAACTTTATTTATGATATGACTAGAAAGTAGTTGACAATCTAATCATCATAGATAAAACTATAGCATATACACAGCATTAGTGTGTATGCTTAATCAAGCACTAAGCCACACAAAAAGACTTACCCAAAAGAATCGGCCCCTTATGGACTACCCGAAGACATTGGCCTCTTCATGGTGGATATGTAGTGTTACTTCAACGCCATATCTATAAGGAGAAACAATTATGGCTATAGCAGTTGCCTCTGGCAAAACAGGATTTGACGGCAATTTCAGCCCGATTATCTATTCTAAACAGGCACAGATTGCTTTACGTAAAGCAGCAGTTGCCAACGCAATCACAAACAACTCCTACTTCGGAGAGATTGCAAATCAAGGGGATGTTGTACGTATTCAAAAAGAGCCTGATGTAACAGTCAACGCTCTTGAGCGTAAAACAGCTATCTCTGTACAAGACCTAGATGACAGTGACTTCCAGTTAACCATTGACAAAGCTAACTACTTTGCTTTCAAAATGGATGACATCGAAGATCAGTTTGCATCAGTTGATTTCGTAAGCCTAGCTGCAGACAGAGCAGCATACAAAATGGCTGACGCAATGGATGCAGATTTATTGTCTTATATGTCAGGTTATGACTCATCAGGTGCATTAATCACTACCGTATCAGGTACTGCACAGCACCCAACAGCAAACAATCTAAATGGTGAATTTTTAAAAGCTAACCAATTAGATGCTACTGACATGGGTCAACTAGGTTCTGCAGACTCTGCATCAACAGCTTACGCTACTGGTGACTCAATCCCACTAGCTGCACGTCTACCAGGTGCAACAACACTTTCATCAGATGTTGTATCACCACTAACAGTCGTAGCACGTATGGCACGAGTAATGGATGTTGCAAACGTTGATTCACGTGGACGTTGGTTGGTTGTTGACCCAGTATTCATGGAAATCTTGAAGGATGAGGACTCACGTCTTCTAAACTCAGATTACGGTGGATCAGGTCTACAAAACGGTCTAGCTGTTAACAACTTACACGGCTTCAGAGTCTATGTATCTAACAACCTACCTGCTAAAGGTACAGGTGCAGGTACATCAGGTTCACTAGCACAAGACGCAAACTATGGTGTAATCTTGGGCGGTCAAGAAGACGCAGTTGCATCTGCAGAGCAGATCAGCAAAGTTGAGAACTACAGAGATCCTGACTCATTTGCAGACATTGTACGTGGTATGCACCTCTATGGACGTAAAATTCTACGCCCAGAAGCATTGGTGTCAGCTATCTACAACGCTGCTTAATTATAAAATAAACTTAGAGGCTGACTTCGGTTGGCCTCTTTGTGTATGTTAACCTACATAAGGACATTTCCAAATGGCAATTACAACGGCAATGTGCAGCAGCTTCAAGCAAGAGCTTCTTGGAGGTGTTCACGACTTAGATACAGACACTATAAAAATAGCTTTGATAAAAGACTCACCATCAGGTACGTATGGTGCGGCTACTACAAACTATTCTGATGTTACAGGTAACTCAGATGAGGCTAGTGGTACTGGTTATTCAGCAGGTGGTCAAACATTAGACTCTCCTGCTATTAGTTTATCAGGAACTACAGCTATTGTAGACTTTGCAGACGAAGTATTTTCTACTCTAACATTATCTGCAGATGGTGCAATTATGTACAACGCATCACAGTCTAATAAAGCTATTGCAGTGTTTAATTTTGGCAGTACCATTAGTGCAACAAACGGTGACTTTACTGTTGTCTTCCCAACAGCAGACGCATCCAACGCAGTAATCCGTATCGCTTAATTTTACATAAAGGTATTTCGCAATGGCATTCTTGTTAAAGGATCGTGTGAAGGAGACTAGTACCACTACAGGCACTGGTGCTTTCACATTAGGAGGCGCATCTGCAACATTCGATACATTCTCTTCTGTTCTATCAGACGGAGATACAACATACTATGCTATTGTACATGCCGCTACAGGAACAGACGAATGGGAGGTAGGGCTTGGAACATTTGCTTCTAGTGGCTCTACCCTCACTCGTACTACTGTTCTTTCATCATCTAATAATGGAAGTGCAACAAACTTCTCTGCAGGTGATAAGGATGTGTTTATTACATATCCTGCAGATAAAGCTATATTTAAAGACGGTTCTGGTAACGTTACAATTTCAGGAAACCTTACTGTAGATGGTACAACTACTACGGTAAATAGTACTACAGTTACAGTTGATGATCCTATCTTTACTATCGGAGGTGACTCTGCACCTTCTTCAGATGACAACAAAGATCGTGGTATAGAATTTAGATACCATAATGGCTCTGCTGCTAAAGTAGGGTTTTTTGGTTTTGATGATAGCACTGGTAAATTTACATTCATACCAGATGCAACAAACAATAGTGAAGTTTTCTCAGGTACAGCAGGAACAGTCGTAGCTGCCTTAGAAGGAAACGTAACTGGTGACGTGACAGGAGATGTCACAGGTAATCTTACTGGCAATGTTACAGGAAATGTAACTGGAGATGTCACAGGTGACGTTACAGGAAATTTAACTGGTAACGTAACTGGTAATGTTTCAGGTAGTGCAGGTTCTGCTACTGGTAATGCAGCAACAGCTACAGCTTTAGCTACTGCACGTAACATAGGTGGTGTATCGTTTGATGGTAGTGCAGATATAACTCTGCCCGGAGTAAACTCAGCAGGTAACCAAGATACGACAGGTAATGCAGCAACTGCGACAGCTTTAGAAACAGCTAGACAGATTGCAGGTGTAAACTTTGATGGTACTGCTAACATAGCTATTGCACCTACAGACTTAACTGGTGTCACATCTACTGCAGCAGAAATAAATATATTAGATGGTGCTACTCTTGATACTGCAGAACTAAACATATTAGACGGTGTTACAGCTACTACTGCAGAACTAAACATACTAGATGGTGTAACTGCAACCGCAACAGAATTAAATTACGTAGACGGTGTTACATCTGCAATACAAACACAGCTAGACGCAAAGCCACCACTGAACACCATAGCTGTTACTGTTGCAGGTGGCAAGTTTGTAATTGATGGTACATCACAACACTCTATGTCACTTGTACCTAACGTAACGTATCGTTTTGACCAGAGTGACTCGTCCAACGCCTCACACCCTATAAAATTCAGTACTACTTCAGATGGTACACATAACTCAGGTTCAGCTTTTACCACAGGAATTACCTCTACAGGAACTCCAGGTTCGGCAGGAGCCTACTCAGATGTTAAGTTAGAAAATGACGCACCACAGGTATTATTTTACTATTGCCAAAACCACTCAGGCATGGGAGCCGAAATAAATGTAGGTAATTCTGCAATAGAAGATCATACTAGCTTGACAGCAGCAGGTTCAACCCTTACAATAGACCTAGCTGCTTCGAAGCATTTTATAGTAACGATGACAGCAAATACTACTTTTGCTTTTTCAAACATAGATGCAGGGCGTTCAGGTAATATTGTGATCAAAGAAGATTCAACTGGTGGTTATTCTTTTACTCTACCTTCAGAAGCTAAAACCCCTCTCAATGGTGCTACCATTACACAACAGACTGGTGCAAACAAAGTAAGTGTCTTATCTTATCACGTATTAGACTCAAGTAATGTATTAGTAAACTACATTGGAGACTTTGCATAATGCTTGATTTTTTAGATGGTATCTACCAGTACCAAGCTAATACAAGTACTAGTAGAAACACAACACAAAGTACAACTCGGTCCACTACTAGAAGTACAACAAAAAGTACTAGTAGTACTGTAGATACTTCTAGCAATACCACTATTTCTACTACAGCTTCAACTACTAGAAGTACTACGACTACATTTAATACTACTTTTTCTACTTCTTATACTACTACTTATACTACTACTTATAATACTAGTTATACAACTAGCTACAGCACCTCTATTCCAGTTACAAGAGAGCCTAGTTCTGGTTGGTATCATAACGGTGGTAATGGCAGTGGTACTCATTACTGGGATGTTTTTGTTGGCGTCCATGCGGTTTGGGGAGGAACAACTGTAATTGATATTTATTCAAATGGTGGCAATGGAGTTCCAGGCACAGCCACTTCTGCTACAGGATATGATGGAAAAACGTATCTAAGAGGACCAATAACTAACTCTGATATTGCTCTAAAAACTGATATTGCTCCTGCTAGAAACTATCTTGATACAGTTAATAGTATACCTGTACATACATTTAAATATAAATCAAACGTTGAAGATGAACCAATACTAGGGGTGATGGCACAAGAAGTAGAAGCTGTAGCACCTGAGTTGATGACAAATGATACAGACAATGGTTTTAAAGCTGTATATCCACAACAAATACAATACGCAATGTTAAAAGCTATACAAGAACTAACTTCTAAAGTAGAAGATTTAGAAAATAAAATTAAGAGTATGTAATGTCTGTTCCTACCAATTATAAAATTGCTAGACAATATGGTGGAGGTTCTCAAAACACTAGCCGTAGTACTAGTAGATCCACTAGTAGATCCACTAGCAGAAGTACTAGTCGTAATACTACCGTAAGTACAAGCGCATCCACCACTACTACATTTAATACTACTTTTGACACAACGTTTGCTACAGGAACTACGTTTACAACTACTTTTGACACAACGTTTGACACAACGTTTGATACAACGTTTGACACTACATTTACTACAACCTTTAATACATCAACTACAAAAACGTTTTATAACACATGAGCATGTTTACTGCTGCTTATATTGATAAGCACCTTGGCAACAAATTAGATTTTACAGCAGACTTGTATAGATACAAGAAATGTGAAAAAAGATTTAAAGAACTTTGTGAGATACATAACATAGAATCGGCACACGATTGTACTGCCTACGAAAATATTTACTTTAAAACATTAAGCTATACAACATATGCAAATATGTTTATGATGCATCCTTTAAATTTTATATCTTCATTTGATCAAGTACAAGACGCTAGAGCAGATGATGTAGTTGTTCACGATTATATGACTGCCATAAAAACAGCACAAGAAAAAAGGGGTGGTAAGTACAGAGCAGCCTTTTTGAAGGTGAAAAGGGATATGGATTCTGTAGCTGTACTTCCCGGTAGCAATAAGTTTGATGAACATTTATGTACTACAAAACTAAAACAATTAGTAGATGAAAATCCTAAATTAGTAGTAAAGCCACATCCTTTATCTGATAATCAGTTAATGAGTAGAATAAGAGAGTTGGTTCCTGCAAAACAATTAGCTTCACCTATGGAGGATTTATACTCACTGATAGAACAATCTGAAATAGTGTATAGTACACACATATCAGAAACAGCTTTAACTTCATTGGCACTAGGTAAAGAAATTGAACCGCTTGATAAATTTCAGATGCGTACTCTTGGTTCGTTTAGTCATGTAAACTATGTGATATATACAGCACTTGATCCTATAAAAGAGATGAATAAAATTTTCTCTTCTCCTAAATCTGGAATAATAAATCTGGACATTGACACAGATTGGGAGTATAAGATGGAACAATACTTCAAACATATAATGGCTAAAAGAGCAAAAGAAAAAGGTAGATACATATATGGACATGTCAAGCAAGCCGAGCATAGATCGAGCAATCTTTGATGTACTATGTTTGTGTACAGATGTAGACACAGATAAAATAGCAGGTAAACTTACAATGAGGCAATTTGCCGAAAACGTAATAGAACCTATGCAACATGGAAAAGCACACTTAAGATATAGCGCAGATGGTGTACTATTATGGTTTTTTAGTTGGTTACCTATAAACGATAATGACTTAAAATATATGAAAGAAAATGATTGCACCTTTCCAGATAGATTTGAAATACTACAAAGAAAAACTGCTGATCATGCTCTTATAACTTTATCCCTGAGTAGACCAAAAATGTTTATGAAAGATAAAGATATTTGTAAAGATATACTAAAACAAGTAACAACAAGAAACAGTGTTTATGCTTATAGGCCTGTTCAAGGAAAAACAAAGTTAAAAAAACTAAGGATTCTGTGATGGAAGAAACATCATTTAAAATTAAATCTTACGGTAAAGACGGTGTTATAAAAAAAGTTGAATGGTTAATGACCTTATCTGATGGTACAACAGAGTATCAACAGGGAGGAACAGTTCCTATTGAAACAACATTAAGTTCCTCTGCCTCAGAATCAGAAATAATAGAAGCAACAAAAGCACAAATTGGTGCAGCATCTTTAGCACAAATACAAGCAGAGGCAAACCATTATAAAATAAATAAACAGTCAGAAGAAGACTCTGCTACTGAGTATGTAAAATCTACGCTTACAGCCGCAGAAGAAAAAGCAATGTCTCCTGTTATGACTGTAACAAATTTTGATTTTATAATGGCTCTTCAAGATAAAGGTCACTATGATACAGTAAATAATTGGGTTACTAATTCTGGAACAGACAAGCAAAAACTCTTTTGGAAAATATCTCCTATGTACTCTTATTCTGCTCCTTTGAGTGAACAAATATTGGACGGTGCAGGTTTAAGTACAGCCCAACAAAAAGAATTATATCAACATGCTCTTAGTTTGAAAAACTACAGACCAGAATAGAGGTAGTATATGTTTGGTTTTAGCCCTTTTGGTGGAGGCCCATTAGGTAGTACAGGGGCTGATCCTAATTTAACTACAACTCTTGATGGTGTTTCAGCAACCTCCTCTGCAGGTTCTTTTTCCTTCACCACAGTAGTAAATCTTACTATCGGTTCTGCTACTGGTACAGGTGCTGCAGGTACACTGTTAGTTGCTCAAGGTTCAGCAACAGCTTTAAATGGTGTTTCTGGTACATCTGCTGTTAATGATGTAACACATACCTTAGATGCAGGACCAACTTTACCTAGTGCAACTTCTACTTCTGCAGTAGGTACTATAACAGGTATTAATGGATCAGCAGTAAACCTACCTGCTGCTGCTTCTACTGCATCAGTTGGCACACTTACCATTGCATCCGACTCTAGTGTTAGTGTAAGTGGTGTTTCTGGAACCACTGCTGTTGGTACTGTAGAGGGTTCTTTAAGAACAAATGTATTTATACCTAGTGTTTCTGCTTCTTCAGGTATAAATTCTCTTGCAATTTCTGCAAGTTCGAGTATAACTTTAGCCAAAGTAATAGCACAGCTATTAGGTAACCCACCACAGTTTTCACTAGACGGTGATAAAACACTAGTTGGTGTACAGGGTACAACAGGCGTTGGCCTTACATCAAGGGGTGATGCAAACACAACATTAGCGACACCTGCTACCTTAACTTCATCAGTAGGAACAGTGTCGGCAAGCGGTCAAGCCAGAGTTGTAGACTTGACTGTATCAGCCATACTCTCAGCAGGAGGTGATCCCAGTAATCATGTAGGTGTCGCTAATGTCACCATACCTAGTGCAACTAGCACAATAACAGCATCAGACTTTGCTGATTTACTAAGTGTCAACAATGTTAATTTATTTAGTGTTGTTGCAGTCACAGCCGTAAACGTTTCTGCTACTGGCTTTCAGTTCGACTATGACGCTGTAAAAGATAATTTTAGTTTAGAACGAACTATCTTTATAAAGAAACAAGAATCAGAAGTACCGCCAATAGTGTATATACTAGAACAAGAACCTACAACAGTATTTATACGTGATGACACCAACGGCCTTGGTAACACGGTACATATAACAAGTTAAGGATGTATTCATGTCTTACAAATGGCCTGATAAAGACCCAGATGAAATAGTAGATTACACAGTAGACTGGTCAAGGTTTCTTGGTACAGCTACTATAACTGCATCTACTTGGTTTATCGAAGATGCCAATGGCAATAAAGAACAAGTGTCTGTTAATGAAATAGTTGATGGTCTTCAATTCTTATCTACCACTATACCTACTGGTAACCAAGCTGTTACAGTAAGATTTGGTCAAGGCACAAACAATAAAAGATATAAAGTTACGTGTAGGATAGAAACAAATACAGGTCTTTTGTTTGAGCGTTCAATCTTCCTACGTGCCAAGGAGAGATAAATGGCATATGATTTTCTTTCATTAGTAAACGATGTTAACAATAGACTTAACGAAGTAGAACTTACAAGTAGTAATTTTGCTACAGCTACAGGTTACTTTAACTTTGCCAAGGATTCTGTTAACTCATCACTCAGACATATACAACAAGAAGAATATGAGTGGCCTTGGAACCATGTTGAACAGAGTGATGTTGTAATTGCAGGGCAGGTTAGGTACGCTATACCCTCAGATGCAAAGACTGTAAACTTTAATACATTTAGAATAAGAAGAGATGACTCTCTAAATGTAGGAACTATCCACCTTAAGAATATGGAATACGAAGAGTGGCTAGATAAGCATGTTGATAGTGAATATAATACAAACAGCAAGGGCTGTCCAACGCATGTAATAAGAACACCTAGCAGAGAATATATTCTGTATCCAAACCCAGACAAAGCATATGAAGTAGTATTTGAATACTTTAGAGTTGGCTATGATTTGGAACAGCCTACAGATATTCCAAACTTACCAGAACAATATAGATATGTAATTGTTGATGGTGCTATGTACTATGTATATCAGTTTAGGGGTGACACACCTAGTGCAAACTTAGCTTTACAAAAGTTTCAGCAAGGTATCAAACACTTAAGAAGTCTACATATAAATCGTACAAATAATCTAAGAGACACAAGAGTGCGCTTCTAATGGCTACACAATGGAATACCTTTCCCATCGAATTTAAAGGTGGGCTTATTTCTAACATGTCACCTTTGCAACAGGGTCTAAATGCTATAGGCTCTGCTACTAAGTTAGAAAATATGGAGCCTAATCGTAGAGGTGGCTACACAAAAATCAAAGGCTACGAAAAGTTTAGCTCTACTCAAATTCCAGGTGAAGGAAAAATATTAGGACTTCACGTTGTGTCTAGTGGCAGGGCTGTTGTAGCTAGAAAAATAGACTCTGCTGCTGATACCGCATATGGCAGTATAGCTTCAGGTGACATAGGAAAGACTGGATACTATTGGGGTACTGGTACAAGTTGGAACCATATAGCTACCAGTGGTGATGTTGGTGGTGGTAAAGTATATAAAGCTACCTTTAACTTTGATGGTGATGATAAAACAGTATTTGTAGATGGTACAAATTACCCTGTTATTTATAATGCAGCAGGTAATACAGCGACAGTTCTTACCTCTAGTTCTACTAATATAAGTACTGATGTAGAAGGATCAGAACTAGTTTCAGTATTTAAGAACTCTGTGTTCTATGCAAAAGGAACTACTGTAAACTTTACTGTTCCGTTTACTGCTCACGACTTTACAACAGGTAATGGTGCAGGGTCTATCTCTGTAGGTAATACAATTACTGGCATGATAGTTTTTCGTGAACAGTTAATTATATTTACACAAGACTCAATTAAACGACTAGTTGGTAACAGTTCTTCAGACTTTCAATTACAACCAATAACAGAAAAGATTGGATGTATCAGCCCTGATAGTGTTCAAGAGTTTGGTGGTGACGTTATTTACATGTCACCTGACGGTATCAGACTATTAAGTGCAACAGATCGTATTGGTGACTTTGCGTTGGATGTTGCATCAAATAAAATATATGCAGACTCAGATGACTTTTTATCCTCGACAACACAGTTTGCTTCGGTTATACTACGAGAAAAAGGTCAGTATAGAATATTTGCATATATAGAAGCACAATCAACGGATGCAGCAAAAGGTTTAGCAGCTACAAAGTTTCTTGCTCAAGGTGCTGATGGTGTTCAGTGGTTTACAACAAAAGGTCTAAAAGTTTATATAGCAGATAGTGTATACTCAGGAACAGCAGAAGCTATAATGTTTGCCAACAATGATGGCTATCTGTATGAGATGGAACAGACTAATGCTTTTGATGGTGACAACATACAAACATTAGTGGAAACACCTTACATGCCAATCACTGACCCAGAGGTTAGAAAGACTGCATATAAGCTTACTCTATATACAAACCCTACTGGGCAGATGAATTTAAAGTTTAGATTACTATTTAACTTTGATTCAGGTGGTGACAATAGAGTACAGCAACCAGAGGAAATTGACGTAGGTGGTGCAGGTAGTACGGTAGGTATCGTTTTATTTGGTTCTCCGCAATCAATATATGGTGCAACAGGTGTTACATATGGTGCTAAACTCAAGAAGGTATACGAAGAAAATTTAATCGGGTCATTTAAGACTGCAGCAATGAGGATTACTAGTGATAGTACAGACCCACCTTTTACTTTAGACTCAGCAGTATTACAATATAGACAAAACGATAGGCAATAATCATGGCAGGATATACACGTCAGGCAGCAGCAAATATAGTTACAGGTGGTGTTATTGATGCTGCAGATTTTAACGCAGAATATAATGCGATTGAAGCAGCATTTAATGCATCAACAGGCCATACACACGATGGTACTACAGGCAATGGTCCACCTATTGAAAACATTGGACCTGCTGCTGACCTTGTTATTACAAGTTCTACAGTTCGTCCTAAGACAACCAATACATTGGACTTCGGTACTTCTACTGTTCAATGGAAAGACGGTTTCTTTGATGGCACACTAAGAACAGACTTACTTGTAGTAGATGAAACTTCTACACTTACTGGTAATGTCACAGCAGCAGCAGACCTCTCTGTAGGAGGTAACCTAACTGTAACTGGTAATGCAACAATTAATGGAAACCTAACCTTTGGTGATGCAGCAACAGATACGGTTTCATTTGGTGCAGATATTGACAGTAATATTATACCAGATGCTAATAACACATATGATTTAGGATCATCTACGCAGCAATGGAGAAACTTGTTTCTAGATGGACAAGCACAGATAGATGATCTTGTAGCTGACACTGCTGATATTGATGGTGGTACTATTGATGGAGCAGTAATTGGTGGAACTACTCCTGCAGCTATAACTGGCACAACTGTTACAGGTACTTCTGTTGTTGGTCCACTAACAGGGGATGTGACTGGTAACATAACAGGCAACGTAACAGGTGATCTTACTGGTGACGTGAAGGCTACAAACGGTACTACTGTTTTAGACTCTGGTACAAATGGATCAGATGCAACTATTACAGCTACAGTTACAGGAGATGTTACTGGTAACCTAACAGGTAATGTGACAGGAAATGTTACTGGCAACGTTACAGGAGATTTAACTGGTAATGCTGACACTGCTACAGCCCTAGCAACAGGACGTAACATAGCTTTGACAGGTGCTGTAACAGGTACTGCTACAGGTTTTGATGGTTCAGCAAATGCAACAATAGCAACAACATTTGGAACTATTACGCTAGGCACAGACACAACTGGTAACTACATGAGTGATGTGACAGCAGGTACTGGCATTACTGTAACTCACACTGCAGGTGAAGGTAGTAATGCTACCATCGCCCATGCTGATACATCTACTTTATCTGGTGCTACAAGCAACTCAAGCAATGACTTCATTCAAAACATTACAGTAGATGATAATGGACACGTAACAGCTATTACATCTGGTACTGCTACTGCCTCTGGTGGTAGTACTTATACTGCAGGTTCAGGTTTAGACCTAAGTGGCTCTAATGTGTTTAGTGTAGAGGCAGACTTAAGAGATGGTATAACTCACGTAGGCCGTGATAGTAACGATTACATTGCTATAAATGAGCAAAGTATTGACTTTGTTCTTGACGGTAACACAGATGTTCGTATTGAAAACGATGGTGACTTACATGCAGATGGTAATGTTATTGCATATTCAACAACTATCTCTGATGAAAGACTTAAGACAGATATACAAAAGATAGACAATGCGTTGGACAAAGTATCTCAACTAAATGGATATACTTTTGAATATAAGCATGACGGTAAAAAATCTGCAGGGGTGATTGCACAAGAACTAGAAAGTGTAATGCCTAGTGCAATCGAGCAAAAACGTTTACCTCTTCAGACACATGATGGTGAAGAGTACAAGATTGTACAATACGATCAACTTCACGGTTTACTTATCGAAGCAATAAAAGAACTAAAAGAAAAACTAGATGAGTGTAAATGCAAAAAGTGTGAGTGTGAATAATGGCTTTACCAAGTAGTGGACAACTTAGTTTAAATGAAATTCATATAGAAGCAGGTGGTACTACTGGTACTGAAGTTACTTTAAACGATAGTGATGTTCGTACTTTAATTAGTAAAGGCGCACAAGTAGAAAATAAAATCAGTGAATACTATGGTGCTTCTAGTACTCCTTCTTTTACTGTAGATGAAACTAGCACAGTAGGAACAAACTCAAACTTGATTGCGTACTTACAGACCTATCCTAATACGAGTGGAAACAACAACCTTAACTTAGGGGTTGCAAACAATTCCTCCACAGTATCTCTCCGTATCCGAATGGGGGATGGTGGAACACCTGAATATTATACTCAGACAGGTTCTTCATATAGAATACAAAGCCCTGCAGTAGTAGCTGATGCATCAGGCCATAGACATGATCATATAGGTTTTGTTAGAGATGGTGGTGATGGGTATGGATTTACCTTATGTTATTGGTTTTGGGAAGCAGACTCTGGTGGTGCTTTATCAGGAACAAGTTGGGGTTCAATGAAGTACTATGATCAACTCCAAGATACGCAAGACGGTAGCATGGCAGGACCAACAGTAACCTCTGGTTCTTCTTCTGCCTATATAGATGCTATAGCGCATAGTGGTGGCGTTAATGTAACAAACCCTGACAACGATCCTTATACTTACGGTGACGTAGCAATGTTGTCGCAATTAACTAATGGTGCAATAACAAATGACCCCACAAATATATACACTTGGACTGGTGGGATTATATACATGGATTGTAATTTTAACTAATGGCTAGAAAATTAACAGATACACAGTGGAAGATAGTACACAAAGCAGCTTACGCCTATCGTAACAGTGATACTTCTTTAATTGCAGGTTTACAAAATAAACAACATGCAAAATATTTTTGTGAAGAATTTGGTTTTGATTATACTGCTAATATAGCAAATGATAATGCCTATCATTGGGTGGATGTAGATAGTCTTGGAACGAATGAGAACAGGATATATATTCAAAATGACCAAATGAATCCTCAATTTGGAAAAGGTTATTTTTTAGATGAGAATAATAATATTACAATAGTAAAAGAGTATAATATAAAAAGAACTAAGATATATCCTTACTTACCTTATTATGAAATAGTAAGAAAAACTTATGGTGGTGAACTTATAGATACTCAAAAAGAATATTTTTCCGATGATAAAACAATTTGGAAAGGATCAAATGAGCCTTGGGATTTGTGTGAAAAATTAGGTTGTATTCCTCCTAGAATGTTTAGTTATAGAGAAGGTATGACACAAACTTATACTCACATACCAAACGTTTTAAATTCTTTTGACCCAGAACAATATCTTATTTCTATAGGTAAGGGCATGTAATGATAACCCCAGAAGAACTAGAAGATATGCTAGATCGTGCAGCCAAGCGTGGTGCTACAGCAGCATTGCGTGAGGTGGGGTTACATGATGATGATGCTCGTAAAGATATACTTGAGATGCGTAACTTATTAGAAACATGGCGTGATACACGAAGAGGCGTGTGGTCTACCATTGTAAAGATGTCAACTGTAGCAGTAATAACATTCATTGCCGCATCACTGTGGATGCAAATAGGGAAATAATAATATGGCTAAGAAATTTGCAGGGTTCAAACCTGATACAATAGCAAAAAAGATTTTACCATCTTTGGGCTACAATGGACCTACAGATCAAAAGTCTATAGCGGCTTTTCTTGCAGCTTCTCCTTCAGCAGCAGCTAAGATGGGTGAATACACTATGGTAGCTAGACAGATGGTTGAGGGCAAAACTATTGGTGGTATGAATAGTGGTGGCATGGCTGATGAGATGACTAAAAAGATTACAGCCGATCCTACCTCTATCGTTACTCAAGCTCCAGTGGCATCGAACAGTGGTACAGGTACAACACTGCAGGGTCAAGAAGGTCAAGCAGGTGCTGCTACTCAAGCTACTGCTGCACAGACTGGTCCTGCTGCACAGGCTTCTGCACAACCACAACAACAAGCAGCAACTGTTCAAGCAGATACAGCAGCACAGCAAGTTGCTTCATCTACTGCAGGTGTTACTGGCGCAGTTGGTACAGTTAGCAATCAAGCAGACCCACAGGCTGCACAGGCAGACCCAACAAAAGCATCATCACTAGGATTACAAGCTGCTCAACAAGGTCAGGCACAACAAGTACAAGCCCCTGCTCCTATGCAGATGACAGCAGATCAAACAATCAGTGGTTCTACTGTTGATCAAGCAAAGGTAGATCAAACATTTGGTACAGGCCAGGTGGAAGCTGCCTCTGTAAAAGATGAACTAGATGACTTGATGCAGGACTTTCAAGGTGGTAACACTCCTGCTTGGGCAGCAGGTGCTATGAGAGCAGCTAACGCAGCTATGGCTGCACGTGGATTGAGTGCATCATCAATGGCAGGGATGGCAGTTGTACAAGCTGCTATGGAATCAGCCCTACCTATTGCACAGGCAGATGCATCTAACAAACAACAGATGGCTATGCTCAAGGCTGAACAACGTGCAGCTTTCATGGGCATGGAGTTTGATCAAAAGTTTCAAGCAAAAGTTAAGAATGCAGCACGTGTATCAGAGATTGCTAACATCAACTTTAGTGCAGAGCAGCAGGTAGCACTAGAGAATGCTAAGATGGCTCAGACTGTAGACCTAGCTAACCTGTCAAACAGACAAGCTAAAGTTATGGCTGATGCTGCTACTATGTCACAGATGGACATGGCAAATCTTGACAACAGACAAAGAGCAAACATGCAGAGAGCGCAGTCCTTCTTACAAATGGACATGGCTAACCTAGACAATGAACAACAGGCTGCTATGTTTAGAGCGCAAGAAAATGTTAATGCTATACTGAGTGATCAGGCTGCAGTAAATGCTGCACAGCAATTCAATGCTACATCTGAAAACCAAACTAATCAGTTCTTTGCATCCTTGGGAGCGCAAGTAGAACAGTTTAACACAGAACAAACTAATGCTATGGCTAGGTTCAATGCAGGTGAAGCCAATGCAATAGAACAGTTCAACGTATCTCAAGAGAATGCACGTGACCAGTTCAATGCACAGAACCATTTGGTTGTAGCACAGGCTAACGCTCAGTGGGCGCAGAGTGTAACTACTGCAGCTAATGCAGCAGCTAACCAAGCAAACAGAGATGCAGCACTTGCTGCTAACAATTTAACTATGACTGCATATAACAATGTTGTACAACGTGAGCGTGACGTATTAGCATGGGCATGGCAGTCAGCAGAAAATGCGAAAGAATTAGATGGCAATATTGCAGTGGCAAAAATTAGTGCGAGTGGGGGTTCTAACAGCCAAAGCTTCCTTAGTTCTGCTGCTGGTAAGTTCCTTGGTCAACTCGCAGTCAACGCAGCAGACATTATATTTACAGGTAGTTAATATGACATACAATCCAAGCAGTATATTTTCACGAGAGTCCTACGCACAATATGGCAGATCACGTGGTGCTTCTAAGCCTACAAAGCCTAAGACTACTGGCTTGGGTTCTAGTCCAAGACCAAAGCCTAGACCATCTACAAGTACTCAAAATAAAAGTACGTGGGAACGTTTGAAAGAAAGAATATCTAATATCATTGGTGATTCTGGTGGGGATAACAAACCTAAATCTGCCCCTGTAGTTAAGCCTATAAAAGTATACGAGAGAAGAGAGTTTAACATAAAGCCAGTAGACGTTTCAGTATCTACATTACCTGATGCACCTACTACACAATTAACAGGCTTTGAGGCTCCTGTCATGCGGCCTCAGTCTCCTACTAATAGGCTAGACAAGCCACTAGGATTGTTTGACAGACCTACTCCACCTAGCAGACCAAATGTAAATATGTCCAAGCCTATGGGTCTTATGTCACCACCTAACATGGGTACTGTTCCTAGTACATCAACAGGCACAATATACAAAATAAAAAGAGGTGACACTCTTTCAGAGATTGCTAAGAAGTATAATACGTCTGTTGAAATATTAGCACGAGACAATAACATCAAGGACATAAATAAAATACAAGCAGGTAAAACTTTAAAAGTTCCTTTGTATGGTATGGATGATGATCCTGACAAAGAGTTCTATCAGTCTGGTGTACCTCTGGATCAAAGAGATTTTGCACCAGAAGGCCCAGAATATGTACCACTACCTGATTACCAAGGTACATCTGACGAAGCAGCTATGGGTGCTGCAGGTAAGCATTCAGGAAAGTTCAGCAGTAAAGATGAGTTCTTAAAATCTATAATACCTGTAGCAAAAGTTGTTGCTTCACGAACAGGATTGGATTACAGACTAATTGTAGCACAAGCTGCAATAGAAACTGGATGGGGTTCTAAGGTTAAAGGTAATGCTTTCTTCGGAATAAAAGGACATGGTGCAGATAACACTATAGACTTTAAAACAACAGAAGAAGTAGACGGAAAGAAAGTATCACAGACAGATACCTTTAGAGCCTACGAAAATATTGGAGATGCAGCTACTGATTATGGACAATTCCTACAGGATAATCCTAGATATTCAGAGTACTTAGCAGCAACTAATTTGGAAGATGCAGCAGCAGCTTTACAAGCATCAGGCTATGCAACAGATAGCAAGTATGGTGAGAAAGTATTGACTACTGCAAGGGGGAGAACATTGAGAAACTTTTTAGAAAGAAACCCAGAGTATAAATAATGTTTGGATTACCCTTAGAACTAGTAACAATGCTTGGCTCTACAGTCTTAGGTGGAGTAATGTCCATCTGGGGTCAGAGCATGAAGATGAAACAAGAGCAGAATAAGATGCTCATGGAACGTGCCAACGCTAATGCAAGCTTTGCAGCAGAAGCACGTAATGCAGGAAAGAACGATAAACACTTTGCATGGACAAGAAGACTTATTGCATTATCTGCAGTCTTTGCTATAATAGTGTTGCCAAAACTGGTTGCTGTCTTCTATCCTGAAGTAGGTGTATACGTAGGCTACACAGAGATACAGGTAGGCTTCCTTGACTTCATCTTTGGCTCTGGTCCAGAGGTAGTTAAATGGCAGTATGCAGAAGGATTTGTAATAACACCACTAGACACACACATTGTATCGGCTATTGTAGGCTTATACTTTGGTGCAGGATTTACTAAGTAGGATAATAACATGGCTATAGCAGGACCATTCGATAGACCGATTCCGGGTCAGTCTTTAACAGGAGAACCTAAGAATAATCCTTGGGAGCAACCACCTCAGATGGCTGAGATAGAAGACGTTACCAAGTATTACATAAATAGATTGGCTAACCAAGATGTCATAGATGACTTCGCTGCTATGTGTGAAGCAGGTGTACCACTAAAGCCTATTGTTGAGTCTGTAACATCACAAGGCACAGTAAGAGGTTTGCATACAGTAGATGCAGCTATGTTAGTTGGACCTGTCATACATCAGTTCTTGAAGCAAGCTATTGAAGCGCAGGGTACAGTAGTAGATGATGATGGTATTGACTACCAGAAGAAAGCAGAAGCAAATGAAATGAATCGCTTCATGTTACTGGCAACAAAGTACCTTAATGAAAACCCTGATGACAACGATCCTGGAAAAGAATTATTAAGTGATTTGGTTGAGGAGCAACCAGAGGAAGAAGATACACCCGAAGAGAAGCCAATGGGCTTGATGTCGAAAGGTTAAAAGAATGGCATTTGATTGGAAGATGTTTGCCGCCAGTTTCTTAGATCAAGTTTCTGAGGGCATCGAAGACAAAAGAGAAAAAGCAGAAGAGTATAAAGAACAACAGGAGGCTGCTGCTGAAAGAAATGCTGCTCTAGTAAATCGAAGAAGGATGAATGCACAGAGTGCTGCACAGATTGGTAAACGTGCCATGCAGTTAGGTGCTTCTGAGGCACAGATACGTACAGCTATGTCATCAGGTATAGAGGGTATCAATGAACTGTATAATAAACTAAATGCAGCAGCCACACAAAGGGGTGTTAAGAAACTTGGTGTTGATGACATCGAGGCTATAGTAAACATGCCAAGTATTCCTAATGTAAGACAAGACTTGATGGACATGCCTCTTGAAGAGTTTGCCAGACAAACATTTGGTGCTAGAGGATTACCTAAAAAACCAACAGAAGACAAAGAAAGAAATCTTCTTGGTAGCCTATTTGGTGTAGATGCTAAAGATAGAGTTAAGCAACAACTAAGAGAAACAGAGTACATGGATGGTATGTCTGTAGCTGACATCAATGAGATAGCTAGACAGACAGATTATCAATCCTTGATACCTAGTGCTACTATGACATTCTTAGATGTGCCTTTCTTTGATGCAGAGAAAGCGTTGGACTTCAGTGAGAAGCTAGTTGAAACTATGTCTGATGCTGTAACTAACAACGAAGCAAAGATCAAAGCTGCTGTTGCTGATGCTGTAGAGGCAGGAGAAGATCCTGTTGCAGCAAGAAGCGAAGCTACAAGAACCGCACAGGAATTAGCAGCAGAAACTTTTATAGAAGCGTATGCACAAACATATCAACATGGAGGGTTCTTTGATAACGAAATCGCTATAAAACAAATTCGTGAAACTTTAGGTGATGACTACTTAAGAAATTTAATGGAGTCATATAATTTAGAATTACCAGAATATCTGGAAAGGCCCACAGTTGACGAAGCAGCAGACAAAGTTAAAAACATTATCGAAGAAGCTACCAAAGAGGAAAAGACCGATACAAAAACTAAAGAAGGCGAGGTATCTACAAAAGCTAGAATTGAAGCGAATGTATACTACATCAATGATGACGGTGAAGTAGTAAGAGGCGTACCCCCAAGACCATCCCTAGAACTATTTGGTAACATACTGGGCGGTGCAGGTCTTGGTGGAGAGACAATAGAGCAAATACTAAAAGGTGAGATAGGCGTACCAGATAACCTCCGTCCTGGCCAATGGGATGAGATATTTGGTGACTTTTACAAACCAGATGGAACACCCAAATGATGACAAGAGAAGAGCGTAGAAAGAAGTACGGTAGTTACTTTACACGATCCTACGTACCAAGACAAACATCCTTCGATGATCCTATGCCAGATGATTTTGTTCTTGATACTAGCAAAACTCTGAAAAAAGATGATCTGAAAAAGTACCAGTATCTACAGCCTATTCGTGACTACATGATAGAGCGTAAAGGTGTAGACTACGCAGAGAAAAGTGCTGATGAAGTTGTTAATGACTTTGTTGAACACATGCGCTTCTTCAATGCTAACACTGTGTCTACTGCAGGTGAAGTTAGATTTGTTAGTAAAGCAAATGATAAACAAAAGGCAGCAACCAAGAAAGCATATCAGATATATGATCAGCTAGGTAATGTGTTTGTCAATGATGGTGCAATGGGTGCTGTTGATGGTATATGGGATTATGTAAGTGCTGCTGCGCTAGACCCAACTAACTATCTTGGTATTTTGACAGGTGGTATTGCTCGTGCAGGTGCAGCAGGTGTGTCTCTTACAGGTAGGCAAGCAGTTAAAGCTGCTGTAAAAAAAGCAGGGATGGAAGCAGCACTAGGCGGTAAGGGTAAAGCAGAAGCAAAAGCTGCTGCAATAAAAGCAGGAAAAGAAGCTGCTGCTCGTGCCATCAAAGAGGGCATGACCAAAAAGCAAGCTGCAAAGTTAGATGATGTTGTTGCTAAGAGAGTAATGAAAGAAGGACGCAGTGCTTTGGCAATGGATGCCATGAAGAAAAAGCAAGGCGAACTATTTAAACAATACGGTAATTATTCCTTGGCTGCAACAACTGGCATAGATGCGACTGCTGCAGTACTACAGGATATTCAAGCACAACAAGCATATCTAGAAGTAGGAGCGCAGAAAGATTACAACTATCTACAGACAGGCTTTTCTTCTTTGCTTGGTGGTGTAGCAGGTGCTGCACAGCTAGGCTTTGGTAAGTTTCGTGGTGCATCAGGCTTTGAAGAAACTGGTGATCCACTAGAAAAAGTTAGTAACAGAGTTATAAAAGAAACTGCTCCACAGTTCAAGCCGCCTGAAGTAAAGAAAGCTGCAGACATAATCAAAAAAGAAATTGATGCTTGGAATACTAAAGTAGAACGTGGTGGTCTTTACAGTCAAGATGCTATGCCCGCTGATCTTGTTCATAACATAATGTTAGGTGAAGATAAGAAGGGTGGACTTGCTAAACTGTTTGCTGATAAAGGATACAAGCTTGGCAAAGAAAAGCATTTGTCTGACGTTATGACAAACTTAGCTAGGTTCATGGATGATACAACAATAAGTGAAATCAATGAAGGGATGTCTAAGTATACAGGTATAACTATTGGCGATCTGACTGAAGACAAAAGTGCTATCGGTGACTTCATGGCTAAGAAGATCAACGAAGCAGGTAAGACATTGAATGTAATGTCACAGGTTCGAAGGGTAACCAACGCAGGTATAGTTGCTTCTCAGAATAAACTGGCATCCACAATAAGTGAGATTGATGCTAAAGAAGCTATCACAAAAGAATTGAAGAATGCTAAGAAGTCACAGAAGTACAAGTATGGACAGTCTGTGTGGAAAAGATTACTTGTTTCTTCCCCTGCTACAACAGCAGTAAACGTTGCAGGTTTCTCTCAGTTTTACATGGGTCAAACATTAGCAGACATATTCAATGCTACAACCCTAACAACTTTAGGATTAGGTCAGTTAGGCTTGGGTTTTAAAGGTGCTGCTGCTGAGTCTTTTAGAAAGGCAACTGCACTAACAAAGATACAAGGCCAAAAGTTCCGTAACTTGATGGACCCTTACACTACGTATGACGCTTACATGGAGTTCTTGGATGGTCATACTGATGTGCGTAAGACTTTGTTTGAAACTGTAGCAGGTGGTGTAGATGCTACTGCAGCACGTTACAACATGAACCCTGACAATAAATTATTTCAAGGGATCGAAGCTACAACTATAGCAGCAGGACAAATATCTGGCGTTAAGATACAGGACAGCTTTACTAAGTCTCAAATGTTTATGACTGAGTTAGATAAGTATCTTAGATTAGAAAAAGGTATCTCACTCAAGGAAGCTATGTTAGCTGACAATGCAGGTGATCTAATTGATGAGGTTTCTTTGCAGGGTGCGCTAGATGGTACTCTGAAGTCTGTGTTTGCTAAAGACTACACAACAGATCAGACACCTGAACTTCTCAGAACGTTAGCCAAGACAACTGAGACTGTTTCAAACACACCAGTGCTAGGCACAATCATACCATTTGGTAGGTTCTTTAACAATGTTATTGCTACCACATATCAATGGTCACCCTTGGCTGCACCAGAAGTATTCATAGACTTTGTAAAAAGAATAGCAAAGAATGAAGGAAAAGATTTCTCTGAGGGTGAGGCGTTTGGACGTATGATGGTTGGAACATCTGCCATACTTATGGCTGCTGACTATGATGAAGAAAGACGTAAGGATGGATTGGGTGTATATGAAGTACGCACACAAGGCGGTACAATCATAGATGCAAAGAATACATTTCCTTTCTCTACCTTCTTGGTAGCAGGACGTATCTTTAACATGAAGAGAAACGGTGAGGATGTACCTCGTGAGTTACTACAGGAAGCAGGAACACAGATAGGCGTTGGTCAGCTTGCTCGTGATGTACAGTTCGGTAACGATGTTAACAATCTACTAGACATTATGATTAACAATGACGGTGCTAGTAGAGGCATGACAGTAGATGGATTGTACAAAGTAGCAGGTAACTTTGCAGCAGGTTTTACCAGACCTGTCGATGCAGTAAATAAAACTGTTGGCTTTGCTATGGGTACAGATGGAGCCAAGGATGTACGTCAAGCAGAAGGTATAAATGTATTCACACAGTCAGCTACAAAGTATGTAGATAATCTTTTCGAAGCATTGAAAGATAAAACAGATAGTATCACTGGTGAAGATTTAGCTGTAGCTACACGTGAAGGTGAAGTGTACGATGCCAATCCTTTTGCTCGTGTCTTTGGTATCACTGTCAAGAGAGGCAGAACAGCAACAGAGAAAGCATACTCAGTAGCAGAAATGTTTCCTTGGCAAGCTAACGAAAGAACTAATATCCCTGCCTACGACAAGGCTTTGAACACACTGGTAGCACCACTACTAGAAAGACGTATGCAAATACTGACTAGGAGTTCAGGGTTTAAGAATGCTTCACTGACAGGTAAGCGTAGGATGGTGAAGAATATGTTGTCCGATACTAAGGCTCAACTTAGAGAGGACATGGGTAAAGGCTTCTATGGCGCAGAGCCAGAGCGATTACGTATTGCAGCTAGGGCATCAACCAAAGCTACAAAAGAGATACGTAAAGAAGCTATGGATATGATGAAAGAAAGGTTTGGAGTAGAGGGTGATCTAGAAGATTTCAACTACAATGAACTAGATATTTTTCTGGAACTGGTAGAGTATCTGCAAGATATGTATGATGAAACATTAGCAGTATAAAGAAGGGGCCGCATTTAGCGGCCCTTTTCATTTACATAGCTATGTCCTGCCCACATTTTACATTCAAGTAATTTGTCTCTGGCATGCTTGCGTTCTGGATTATCTTCTAAGTTATCTAGTAAGAATTTATCCACTGCCTGTGTAACATCCCTCAAGTCGTTCTTAAACTGTTCACGTTTAGCCTCCATATAATCTGTAGCTTCACGTTCTAGTTTCATAGGTCTACTAGTTCTGCCTCCGTGTAAGGGATGTGAAAGAAATACTCTTTACGTCTAGCATTACCTAGCCATATTTCTTTTACACAATCTTCTGTAAGTTGAAAATCTTTTATTCTCCAGGCTTTCTTACAGTCTTGACGTATTACATAGAAGTTACAGTATGTATTTTCACCCTGCATTTTTTTATACTTATTTAAAAGCCTAAACTTCCTGTATGGTATACGTATCTCTTTCCAGTTTGGATTCCAATCACCAGTCCACTGGTTCTTCATCTCTACTTCAGAGTAGTACATACCGTCATTCTTCTTGCTCTTTATATCAAATGAAAAGTCTTCTTCACTATCAATAATGTCGTGTCCATTACTAACTAAGTAATTTGTAATTACTGTCTTAGCTTTGTTGTCGTTCTCTGCATATGACTCAGGTTGAAATTTTCTGTAGTAACCTTTTGCTTTTAACATTATACCTCCTGTGGTATCTGTGTACACCATACCCAATATATGGCATCTTTCATGTAGTCGGGTCTGGTAGCTTCAAGTATTTGTCTACGTACCTCAACTGCTTCCTGACATTTTTCTAGTTCGAAATATATCTTTTGATCACTAAGCACTGATGGCTGACCGTTAAACAAAAATGCTGCTACCATAACCCACATCATATTCTATTCCTTTTCTTCGTAAAAAGATTCTACTTTATCGTTGACCCAAGGTTCAACATACTTCTCTGCTATATCACCTACTACGATGAAAGCAATTATTGCTGCCATAAATTCTGCCATGATAACTCCTATGTTATATCGACTACTTCACACACGTCACCAGTACAAGCAAATGTCTGACTGGACTTAGTGTTATCTTCTTGTTCATACTCTGAAAGCTTATTCCAGTCAATCTTTTTCGGCATAGAACTAAGTAATTCTTCATACTGTTCTTTGCTGCAATCTTGATATGGTGCTTGCTGATAGGTATGATCTGAGTGTGGTAGAAAAGACACACCTGACATTTCATCAAAGTGTTTATAGACAAAGGCTCCTACCTCAAGCCATTCATCATCACGAACTGATATTGTTACACTAGGTTTATGTTCACACCAATGGCGTTGGTATGTAAGCCATGTCTCTAGCTGCTCAACAGCAGTCATGTCATTACGTGTCACAGCATTTTCTGGTGATTTTATAGGAAAGCTGAACACGGTTGTAGTATCACCCTTAAATACACAAGGTTCATTAGGTACACCATTGTCTATCATAAACTGTGTAAGTGGGTCTTTATTATCACCTCGTACAGTACGGATGTAATATGGAGAGTGACGAGCATGTATACCACTGGCACTGTCCACCAA